AAACAACAAGCTAACGCACAATCAGCGGCTTCAGAGCGTGAATCAATTCGATTTAGGCAGGAAATGACAGCTCGACGAGCTAAAGAAGCACAAGACAACAAAATAGCCGCTAACGAAGTCCAGAACATAGTTGAAAAGACACGCAAAGCTAAAGCTAGAGCACGTGTATCTGCAAGTGAAGCAGGAGTAACAGGACAATCAGTACAACAACTCTTAGACGACTTTGAACGACAGGAGGCTCAAGCAATGTTTGCGATAAGCGAGCAACAGTCGATGGGTCAAGTAAATACAATGTTACAAGACCAAAACGCTATTTTTGGGTCTGCGAATAAATTAGCACAGATAAATCAACCTATTGAACAACCTGATTATCTTGGAGCGGCTATGAATTTAGCGGGAAGCGCGATGAGCATATACAAAGGAACACAAACACGCAAACTAGAAGACGCTCAACTAAAATTAACTAACGCAAAATTAACAGAGATGGGGATAGACCCAGATGGCTAGAAAACAAACTCTTAAACAGCTACTAGGCTCATCCGATGACCGAGTAGAGGTAGACTTAAACATCGGCACTCCAAGATTACGTAACGTTATCGAGAGGGGCGGAAGCTATTCAACAGCTTTTGTTAATGCTCCAAAAACAAATAATTTTAGTAAAATCGCCGACGCATTAGGTAAAGTTAATCCTATAATTAAAGAGTATCAAGATACCAAACGAATAGGAAAAGAAGCAGAAATAATCGAAGGCGAAGCAGAAATAACCGAAGGCAAGGCAGGAGTACAACAATTTAAAAACTTTTTGGCTGGAGCTGATGATGAGACTAAGAAAAAAGCAATCTCTGATTTACTAGCACAACAAGATAAAACTAAAGCGGGAATTGATAAATACTTCCGAAACGAATACGGACTCAATCCCCTAGCGTCTATTCGAGCCCAAAGGTTATTAGGTGCTACTAAAGAAGCTGAATATCTGGCGTACCGTAACAAAAGAGTTCAAGAATACAAACAGAAGCTAGGTGGTGTTGTTCCTTCTCAAGAAGATGTAGAAACGTTTGTGTACGGATTAGCAGACGCCTTTCTTGAAGACGAGAATGTTAACATGGAAAAAGGTTCCTTAACACACCAAGGATTTATGTCCTCTATTATGGAACAAACAGGTAGCGATATAGCTACTCTTCAAACAGTGTTTAGTGAATACCACCGTGATAACATTGTTGTTCCCGCCCTCGCAACTAGCGTCTTTAGGGCGTATGAAAAACACATAGATAATCCTGATAATTCTACAGAAGTTGTGGAGTTTTTAAAAGAAAGCTGGAAAGACACTGGTATGTTAGGAGTAGAACAACAACAATCAGTAATTAAAACAGCCTTTGACCTCATACCGCCGGAAAACCAAGATGAAGCGGAAGACTTCTTAGAATCCTTAACAGAAGCCGATATAAAAATTGGTAATCAAAAGTTTGGAGATACTTTACTCTACCAAGAGATAGCGCAAAGTATAGAAGACAAGATTGAGAATTATGAGGTAGAGCAAGAAAGAGAGGCAACAAAAGACCACGATAAATTAGTTACAGAATATACCGCTAAACTAAATGGTTATTATGACAAAGGTAACGTTTCAGAGGCTTATGAGTGGATAATTGAAACAGAAGAGAAATTAGAAAAACAAATTAAAGACCAAGACGGCGTCGCGACTGAGCTACAAAATAAGATGCGTTTGTGGTTATCTGACCAACGGCTTGGTCAAGATAACGCCATGTCCCAACGTTACCTACGTATACAACAACGAAGTGGTTTAGATGAAAGACGAACATCAGGGCTACTAGAAAGAGCAGTAGCGCAGGGGATAAAGAATTTTAGGAGCACACATCCAGAGCTTGGGGAATTTTTTGACACCGCAGGTAGTGGAGACAAACCTCCGTTTGAATATGACGTCGTAACGGGTGAGTACACGATAAACCTAGAAGGACACCAAGAATTTAATACTGCAAGACAAAAGTGGGTTACTAGTACACGAAAAGCGTTACAAGATGTTCTAGATATGGAGCTGACTCCAGAGGAACAAGGTAAAAAATACGCGGAGTTACAAAACAAAGCTGACAATACCTTTGTAGAAAATTTGGTAACACTAGCTACGAATAGCTACGTAAACCGTTCAAAACGAGCTAAAGAAAACCAAATCTCCGCGCAGGTTCAAAGTGTTACAGAGATTGCCGAGGAAGTGGGTGGGGACTTCTTTAAAGACCGAGGACAGCATAAGGTCTATGAGTTGCAAGAAGTGCTTCAACTCGGTGGACGAGGAAGAAAACGTCTTAAAGCTAGTGACACAGAAACTATGAATGCTTACGGAGCCGCGATAGCTGAAATAGAAGATGAAACTGAAAGAAACAATGAACGTAATAAATATAATCAAATTGCCGATAAAATTAGCTTAAGAAACGAGCAAACTAGAAACAATCTAATAAATGAGTTAGACGAAGTTAAACGCAATCAAGGACGTAATCTAAGAGAAAGGAAAGGTTACAATAGACGCGTAAAAAGTTTTATATCAAAGAACTCAGAAACAGTTGAAAACACTTTACGGTTAGAGGCGTTCACAGCTGAAGAAGCTCTTGCCCTTTTAGAAACTGGAGCGGCGCGAGGTAACGAAACAAGGGAACTTCAACACTCTAGTGGATTTAGGTTACAACCTGACTTCTTTAACCCAGCTAACTTAGTGTATATCGAAGGACTAAACGCAGACGCAGATACAACAAAACGAATAGCCGCATTATTAAACATCGGAACAAAAGACCTAGTTAATTTTCACAAAAACCTCAAAAAGATAAGAGAACAATAATATGGGCATATTTGACGAAACAGCGAACGAAATAGCTAAGGGCACATTAAAATCAGCTTCCCCAGCAAAAGAAGGTAAAAAACCGTCCCTATTAAAAGACTTAGCTTTGGCTATCCCTAGAGGTGTTGAGGGCTTTGGACAAAGTATTTACAACCTTGCAGACTCTGTCGTAGGCGATGCTTTACCTGACTACAACGAACGTTTCTTAGGTCGCTCGGAAACTATGGTTGGAGGATTAGTTGAAGGTGCAACTCAATTTATGACTGGTTTTGTACCTATCATGGGTGGGCTGGGTAAGCTTGGAAAAGTTGCATCTCTCAACGCTAAAACTAAAGGTGCGGCTTCGCTTATTGCAAAAGGAAGTTCGCACTTAAAACCAAACCAATTAAAAGCCGTCTCAAGTTTAAAACCCAAAACACAGACAGTATTAAAAGGTTTAGGGGCGTCTACCGCCACCGACTTCTTGGCGTTTGACGGACAAGAAGAAAGACTGTCGGACTTAATACAACAGTTCCCTGCTCTAAAAAACCCAGTTACCGAGTTCTTACAAGCGGACGAAAAGGACACACAGGTAGAAGGTCGTTTAAAGAACGTATTAGAAGGGTTATTTGTTGAAGCTGGTATCGGAGCCATTGCTGTTCCGTTTGTTAAAGGTATAAAACTTATTAAGAACCGAAACAAAAATATGGCTAAAGGAATGACTAAAGTCGAGGCTCAAGAAAAAGCTTTGAAAGATTCCGACCTAACCGAAGACGAGATAACTACAGAATACGTGTCCCGTGAACAAGCCGCTAAGGAACGAGCCGAAGAAGACGCACTAATGGACGAAATGGGTGGAGACTACGGCTCACCTGAGATGGACGTACGACGCCAAGGCGATTTTGATGAATCTGCAAATATACCCGCAGATACCCCGTTAGATGAACGAGGGCTGGCAAGACCACCTGAAGAACGTGATTTACCTGAAATGCCCGAGGACTCAGCACGACCTCTTGACCCCACTGATGACCCTAACCCCTACGTTGACCCTGACGCTGACGAACCGATTGGTGGGCGTATTGGAGGCAAAGAGGTAGACGAGATACCAGACACTAAACCAAAAGAAACGGGCGAAGAAAAACTTGAAACTGACCTCTACAACGACGTTTTAACTACAGTTCGTAAAGTACTGGACAAAGCTGGTAATTTTATTGAAGGCGGCGAGCAAGCTATTAAGAGTGCTTATCGAGGATTTCGTAGTCAAAGCGAAAGAGCAATGTTTACTAAAGCACTTGCAGAGGAGCGGTTAGCAAGAGCTAAGAAGGCAGGAACACTTCCGAGTACAACAGCAGACGAGTTAGTTGGTATATCCAGAGACCGTATAGATATTTTAAATAGTGGAGATGCGAATGGCGTCGAAGCGGCTATTAAGAGACTTAAAAACGACCCTGAAAAACTTACGGAGTTTCGTATAAGACAGGATGCTTTATATGAGATTCAAGAGTATGCCGCCGAGAATGTGGCAGAAGCCGCTAAGAACTTTAAAGCTGTAAAAGAAGCAGACCTTAAGACAGGAAGCGGAGGTGTCGAAAAAGCTAGAACTGAGTTATTCATTGCCTTAGAACAACTTACAGATGCTCAACAGTTGTGGGCTGAGGTTGGTCGTGAATACTCTTTAGGATTACTTAGTCGTCGTTTCTTATATAAAAAGGGACACAGTAGGTTAGCAGGTACAAAAGCTCTTGAAGATAAAAGACAAGGTTTTGATTTTGATAGACCTGAGCGAGCTACAAAAGAAGCTATGGAGTCATATCGTGACCGCATGACAGGTTCTATAAACGAAGATAAAATGGTAAACATTCTTATTGCCGCTACGAATGCTCAAGATATGCAACACATGCTAAAAGGCATGAATAAACTAAATGCTAAACAACGCTTACACAACAGCGCGGATATGGTTAAAGAGTACTGGCTTAACTCACTACTCTCTGCGCCTTCTACACAGCTTGTAAACATAATGGGTAACTTTTTAACTCAAGGTATTCGACAAGCAGAAGTAATTGTAGGGGCGGCAATGCGAGGAGATATGAACCTTGTTAGAGCCAATCTGAATTTAACGTATTATTTTGAGTCATTCCAAGAAGCCCTTACCTTAGCGCGTAAAACAATGACGACAAATGAAGCGGTAACTATTCCAGATAGACGCGCATTTCTTGAAACAAACTTTGACCAACGTTCTATAACCGCAAAAAATGTTGGATTAGATGATGACTCTACAATGGGTAAAGCATTTAATTGGTTAGGTGAGTGGGTAGGTCTTCCGTCCCGTTTCCTATTAACAGGCGACGAGTTCTTTAAAGCTCTTAACTATAGACACTACGTTCGTACCGAACTTTCAGTTGCTGGCTACGAAAAAGGATTACGTGGAGAAGACTTAGCTAAATATGTAGAAGACCGATTCCAAGCTTCTGTAACTAAAACAGGCGCAATGTATAGCGAAGATGCACTCTACAGAGAAGCTAATATAGAAGCTGATAAAGCTCGGTCTACTAAGTACGGAACCATAGGATTAAAGCACGGAGAACGCCGAAAATTCATTGACAACTATATGGACGAAAACCGTTCTAAAATGGACGGCTTCAGCGAGACCGAACAAGAAACAATACTTAACGGTGCTAAACAAGCAACACTTATTAACACACATACACAAGATGCTAAGTACGGGAGTATGAAAGAGATTACCAAAATTATCAATGACAACCCGTTGCTGACCTATGTGGTTCCGTTTGTAAGAACCCCTGCTAATATCTTAAAGTTTGCGTTAGGGCGTACAGGTCTAAAAGCAGTAGATTTTAAAACTTATAAACGTGTCGGCGAGTTAAGACAAAGCGAAAGAAAAGCTATGGAGCTTCAGCAAAAATTAAACTCAGGAGACCGTAGAGAGATTGCAGAAATACAAGGTCAATTAGCCACCGCCGCTGGTATGACCAGTCTAGGCTTCTTCTACGCAATGAATAACTCCGAATTTATCACAGGATTCGGTCCTCGCGATAAAGAACAAAGAGAAGCGTGGAAAAACGCAGGGAACCAAGAGTACTCTATTCGTGTTGGTGATACATGGTATAGCTACCAACGTCTTGACCCCTTCGCTACAATGATTGGTATTTATGCTGACCTAATCGAAGGAAGCCGAAGTGGGGAGTTAGACGGCGACCAAGCGTCAAACGTGTTTGCCTTGTTAGCACTAACGTTTCAAAACAACATTACAAACAAGTCTTACGTACAAGGTATTGATAACTTATTCCAAGTTCTTAGAGACCCGATGAAAAACGGAAGTCGGTTTGTTGGTAATATTGCCGCAGGGTTTATGCCTAACGTTATGAATCACGCCATGAATTACCAAGAAGACCGTATTTTACGTGAAACACGTGGTACACTTGATTACATGATGAAACGTACGCCTTACTTAAATAAGCGTTTAATGCCTAAGCGTGACATATTTGGTGATGTAATGACAATGCCTACCAGCGGTATTCGGGGAGTTCTTGACCCTATTTATCGTAAAGAAGTTTCGACTGACCTTGTAAACCACGAGTTTGCAAACCTCAGCCACGGCTTTAGTATGCCCTCTGATAAAATTTTAGGTAGTGTTGATATGCACAAATACGAAAATGAAGGCGGACAAACAGCTTACGACCGTATGGTAGAGATAGCGGGGACAACAAAAATTGACGGGATGACTCAGAAAGAAGCACTTAGAAAACTAATACAAACACCTGAGTATCAAGCTATGAACTTAGAAGGTGATGATGCGCTCGGTATTAAAAGCCCTCGTGTTAAAGCTCTACAGCGGGTAATGGGTCGCTATCGCCGCAGAGCAAAAAGTTTAACTTTGAATGAATTTAGTGAGCTAAGGAATGCTTACACAACAACACTTGAGCAAAGAAGGCTAAATCAATAATGAACTCCCAACACGTACCCCCAATTATAGGCACAGTCGGAATGCTCGGTTCGTTCACGATTGGAGAAATCAATGAACTCGTCGGTATAGCCGTCGGTGTTACAACTTTAGTGTACCTAGTGGTACGCATAGCTAAGGAGATAAACAATAAAAAATGAGTAAAGAAACGGATAAGAAACTTCACAGTTTGCAGAATATGCTTATTGATGAGTTTATTGGACGCATCCAGAGCGGCGAGGCTACTCCGAGTGACCTCAATGCGGCGCGACAGTTACTCAAAGATAATGGTATTCACGCGGCTATGAAGCCTGACAACCCCTTAGCCAATCTGGTGGCGGGTCTTCCTTTCGATGATGAAAGCGACCGTGTTATCAAACGGGCGGAAGGAGTGATTAATGCGAAACTATCGTAAGGAATACGATAATTACCACAGCAAGGCGAAACAAAAGAAACGCCGAGCAGGACGTAATAAAGGACGTCGTTTGGCTGTTAAAAGGTACGGCAAAGCCGCGCTGGCTGGTAAAGACATTGACCACAAAGACCGCAACCCAATGAATAACGGACGTAATAATCTCCGCATCCAATCGAAAACTAAGAACCGCTCCAGAAATGGCTAATTATAAAGGAAAATAAAATGAAAACAGACAGAGATAAGTTAAGACTTAAAACAAACAAAGCAGCAAAAGAAGCTTCTCGTAAAAAAGCAGCTGAAGATTTTGTCGTTAAGGCTTCAGAGGCTGCAAACACACCTGCTTCTAAAAAGCTACGTGCTATGGTAGACAGTAAAGCTAGTGCAGCTAGAAAAGTCGCTGAATCAAAGGGGTTAAAAGGTAAGAAAGCAACTGAATTTGTAAACACACAGTTACAGCTCCTTTATAAACAAAAAGACTTTAAAGCTCTACAGGCTAAGTCAGCCATAAAATATACTAAGTAATTTATGGCTGTACCGGAACAGTTAAAGGACTTCAGGAACTTCTTGTTTCTCGTCTGGAAGCAACTTAACCTTCCTGAACCCACTTCCATTCAGTATGAAATCGCTGAGTATATGCAGA